GAGATTGATGATGTGTTCAAAAAAGACATCTTTGGTGTATTAGAAGATACAAATGGAAATCTTGTAGAAGTAGTAAATGGCGAAACTAAGACATTTGCGTTAGGATATGAGATTCAAGGAGATATAAAAGCTAGACGTATATGGTATTTCTTATGTACAGCTACACCTTCAGGAGATGCTAGTAAATCAAAAGCAGATTCTATTGAAGCAAATTCAATCACATTGAACATTACAGCTAGACCGATTGAATCTGGAAACAATCTAATTTTAAGAGTAATAGCCGGTGTGGGAGATACGAACTATGCAGCATTCTTAACTTCAGCTCCAGCTTTACCAACATTTATTTAAGGAGATAATCTAACATGGAAAAAACACTTAAATTGGGTGATAAGGATTATCGCCTTCATTCATCATTATTTACAATTATTGACTATCGTAATGTATTCTCAACGGAACTATTTAGCGATATCAAGAAACTAGAAAAGTCAAACATCAAAAAAGAGGATGATTTATCAACTGTTATTGATACTATCTTCCGAATCATCTATGTATTACATCGACCTTTCAGTAAACAATCATACAACGACTTTTTAATGTCGTTGGATTTTTCTATTTTAAGCAATCAAAACGAACTTGAAAATCTAACGAATACGATAGGTGAAATGCTCGGAACGTTTCAAAAAGGATCCACACCCAAACCACCAACAAAGAAATGACGATGTAAACATAACAGCTAATATCATATTTAATCTTGCTCATTTAGGTATTTCAGTTGAAGATACGAAAACTTTTGATCTAGATACTTATTTTGAGATCGTAGAACTTGAGTTGAATGTGATTAATGGGAAACAATCTATCAAGAGAGCTACGCAAAAAGATATAGATAAATTCTTATTATAGGAGGTGAGCATTAATGGCAGAAACTGTTAAAGGATTAAATATAAAACTAACCCTTGATGGTAAGGATTTAGAGAACGAACTAAATGGAATCAAGAAAGATTTAAAAGAACAAAATAAAGATTTACGTGCGATTAATACAAACCTTCGTTATGATAGTACAAATCTAGATTTATGGAAACAAAAACAATCAAAATTAAACGATATATTAGTCCAAACAAAAAAGAAACTTGAAACACAGAACCAGGAACTTGAGCATGCTAAAAAGGCTGTTCAAGTTGGAGATATGAGCCAAGACGAATTTAATAAGTTAAAACGAAATGTCCAATACACTGAAGCTGAAATAGCTAAGATGAATGGACAGTTAGAAAAAACATCAGACAAAATCAAGCAACTAAGTAATGCTAATTTTGAGAAGATTGGTAAACTTGGTTCAACATTAACTAAAAGTGTGACGGTACCTATATTAGGTGCCGTTTCTGCTTTAACAGCATTTTCGATAAAGACTGCTTATACTGCAGATGAGATTGGAGATACTGCCCAAAAGCTAGGATTATCAGCTGAACAGTTCCAGGAATGGAACCATGTCGCAACCATTATGGGAACTTCAACAGAATCCATGTCTAAAGCGTTTATGAAAGTAAATGGAATTCTTGGAGATATTGCTACTGGAAATGGCGATAAGGTTGCTGATAGTTTAGCACTTATTGGTCTGACAGTTGATGACTTGAAAGGGAAAAATGCTGATGAAGCATTCGAACTTATTAGAAATGCTTTAGGAAATGTTGCGGATGAATCAGTACGTGTTGGTGTGGCTAATGAGTTCTTCGGTGAGAAAATAGGTACTGAAGTATTACCAATTCTTTCAAGTGAAACAGAAGCTATAAATGGACTTCGAGAAGAAGCAAGAGAACTTGGAATTGTAACGAATGAACAAGCAGCACAAGCAGGAGAGTTTACAGATGCACTAGATCGTACGAAACAAGCAGTGTCTAGTTTAGGTGTTGATTTAGCAAGTACCCTTTTACCAGTTATTCAAGAGCTGATTATTAAAGTAAGAGACAATGTAATTCCTACATTGAAAGACTGGATTGATAAGTGGAATAACATGGATTCAGGAACAAAAAAGATAATTGCAACCTTAACTGGGCTCGTAGCTGCAATAGGACCAGTATTATCTGTTATAGGTAAAGTAGGACCACTACTCAATGCTGGATCCATGGCACTAAAAGCTGTAGGAACATCTGGAATATTTGCAGGAGTTGGTATAAATGCTGCAACTTTAGGAATCGGTGCTTTAATTGCTATTTTAGCTATGGCATTATTTCAAAGTGAAGAATTCAAAGCTCTACTTGGTAGACTCATGGAAACGTTTATGCAGTTGCTTCCACCTATCTTAGCGATTGTAGATAGTTTGATGACTGCCTTACAACCAATCCTAGATGTGATTATCGATTTAGTTGTTATGTTAGTTGATCTTTTGGTTCCAATCCTAGATGTTATCCTTATGCCATTAATCACACAAATTCAAATGTTCGCTGGTATTTTAGAAGCTTTAGCACCGCTGATAACTGTTGTTGGAGAAGTATTAAATGCAATATTGGTTCCAGCAATCAATGTACTCAAGACAGTACTTGAACCAGTACTTAATGTTGTTCAGAAGATTGTTGAATTTATCCAAAAAATATTCGAGTGGATTGGCGACTTACCATCTAAAATTGGTGACTTTGGTGGCAAAGTAAAAGATACTTTTTCAAGTGTTACTGAAGGGATATCAAATATCGCAAATAAAGTAACAGATGGTATTAGTGATTTTGCATCGAATGCAGCTGATAAAGTTAGTGGATTCTTTGGTGGTATTGGAGATTTCTTTTCTGATACGTTTAATTTAAAAGGATCGAGTACGGTAAATAACTCAAATTCCAACTCATCAACCAGTAATACAAACAACATCACGATTAATACAACATCACCGACCTTTGATGTGGATTCCATCAATAAGGCATTAGGAGGTAGCGTGATATGATCAGACAATTTTATTTAGAAAATGAATACGGTGATATCTATTACTTTAATCATAAAAATCAGACCATTATCTCTCAAGTTAGTGGTCTTGGTTTTTCTTTAGATATGAAGTACTTAGAGTATAGTCGTTTTTACTCCCGCTCAGAATATAATATTCCATTATCCGAGATATCTGAAACATTAATCTTTTTAAAAGGATATCAAGGGTATAAATCATTTGTAGATTTTATTAGCAAAAGTAATAAAGAGTATAGACTACATTATCAAAATGATGCTTTCAGTGCTTACTGTTATGTAGATATCACTAGTTTATCAAAAGCAGAATTAGTAGCTAGCACCATTCAAAGTAACATCGTATTTAAAAAGTTATCTCTTTGGTTAAAAGAGAAATCGTATGAGATTATTGCCAATGGTTCATCTAGTGGTAAAGTTTATCCATATTCTTATCCGTATTACTACTCCAGTTCATATGAAGGTAAGGTATTTATTAGAAATGATGGACTGAATGATGCACCTGTTGTCATTGAAATGATAGGAAGTGTTATTGATCCAGAGGTGCTGATTAAAAGGAATGGAGAAGTAGTATCGACTTTACGTTTATATTTAACTGCAGAAGATATAACCATTACCATCAACTCTATTCCAAGTAAACAAGAAATGGTTATGGATGAATCTGGAGTAATAACTAATATATATGGACTACAAGACTTTGAAGAAGACAATTTTATCTTTCTAGAGCATGGCGATTATGAAATCGAGTTCAAACCAGGAGTAGCTACAGAATCGATTTGCAGGGTTACGGTACTTGAAGGCTATCTAGGAATTTAGAATATGAAACTATTATTTCTAGATCGCAGTACTCTGCAGTATAAAGATAATGCATATGTCAGTAACCAATTTGAATTGGCATTAGATATGGTTCTCATAAAGCGTTCAATATTCAAAGTCAACAAAACTAACATTAACTGCACCATTGGTGATATTGTTGTCTTCAAGAATGATATCTACTCATATATAGGAATCCTGGAAAGTATCGAATTAAATGATGATTACACTACGAACATAAAGTCTCTCGATTTTCGAGAGATTTTTAATTTGGATATACCAGCAGAAAGTTTCTCAGGAGATTTGGCTGATTACATACAACAAGTTATTACAGCTTACTTCAAAAATAATTCTGATCAAAAACAGAATTTATCATATTTGACAATTAGTAAAGAAACAAGCGTGATGGGTAGCCTAAGTTTTGAGTCAGATAATATCATTAACATGTCAAAGGTATTTGAACTTGTTTCAAAAGGATATAGCCTTAGTTTTGATACTGATGTTACTTATCTTAGGGGACGTATCACTGGCATTACTTTTAGGATTGTTAGTGTGAATCAAGGTATGGTAATCAAAAGTGATTTTTCATCAATATTGAATGTCGAAACCAATGATTCAACGAGCCAACTTGTCAATAAGGTCGTTTACTATCCACGAAGCGATAATCAAATTTATCAAACAATTAAGACTTACTATTTGCTAACTACTGGAGAAATCACAGATGATGGTAGCTCAGATGATAGATATAACAGTGTCATGGCCAAGAGTTACATCTATACGGATAACGATTATGAAACACTAGAAACCAAAGCAAGAAGTGAAATGGTAACTTCAAAACTAGATCACAATATTACATTTACAATTGACATGAAAAACAAGGTGTTCATTCCATTTGAGAATATATATCTTGGTGATTATGTTTCTTTCATTCATAAAGGTAAAACGTACGAATCAGTGATAACGGGGATTACATTCAAAGATTCTATGAACTATGCAACGATAACGTTAGGAGAGTATCGAGTGAAATTAACGGAAAAAATACAACTACTCAGTAAAAATACAAGTAGTGGTTCAACTAGTAATATAACTATAACCAATACAGATATTGATGGAGGTGAGTTCTGATGGGTTTACAAAAAATAACATTTGAAGGTGGAAACGTTACATCTAAGATGGATTCAGATTTATATCATTTTCTATTTTCAAGTGATGTAGG